TGATCAGATACTTCACAAGCTTAGGGCCAGATTCTTTCTTGTCCTGATTCTCAGGTGCTGATACACGGGCCATATAAGCGATTAGGTCTTCACCTTCAGGGGTTGACCAGATTACTTTAACTTTAGGCATCTTCACCCTCTACTTTCAATAGATCACCTTCACGAATACCTGCCTTGATAGCTTCTAGGATGCCGTGACGAAGAAGAGACGCTGCCTCTTCCGCTGTCAAGTCAAAAGAGTAACTAGCACTGCCATCTTCATTCTCTTTAATCAGTTCAACATTCATTTACATTCACTCCGTTCATTGATCCACTCCTCCGGAATGGTCTTATCAGCGAAAAGGTATCCGTTCTTCCTACACCACATAGCATACGTTGTCTTAGACGCTTTACTAATCTTGGCATTGGAATTACTGAATACAAACCTAATGTCTAACTCTGGATTATGTTTCTTAACCATAATGTGCTTCATACGATCAGCGGCTAAGAATCTTCCCTTAGTCTCTACGATGATGCCATTAGCTAAAACAAAGTCAGGAGTGTAGATATGCTCAGAAGCAGGTCGAATATACTTCAACTTAAGCTTCTCATACGTATAAGACACACCTAACTGATCCAGTTGTTCCGCTACTCTTTCTTCGAGTCCACTACGGAACCCGTACTTAATTGCAACTTGCTTGGCGGTTGCCATAATTCTCCTTCATAACGTCTCAGCCACAAGAGTTTCCCTTGTTCTGTAAGATACTCAAGAGTATGCCCACATTCTTGATACTTTTCAAATACCGCTTGTAATAGCTCTTCTTTAGTCTTTGCGTCTTTAAGAGCTTTCTGTGCCTTTTTAGGGCCAATTCCGAGTAAGCCGGGAATGTTATCCGTCCTGTCTCCGGTAAGTAGCTGAGTACAGAACGAACAGTACGCATCAAAATCATTGACATAGTATCGTTCATCTTTCACAGGGTTGTAGTGCCATCCCTGAAGCTGATCCAAGTCCTTATCCACATGAACAATCCAGCACTCATCCAAGAGCTTAGTGGATTCGATGGCTACGGTATCATCAGCTTCTTCACCAACTGTTAGGATAGCATCATGCCTCTTGACTAGGTGCTCCCGCAGGGCAGTGTAGTGCTTAGGCTTGACTGCATCCTTACGGTTGCCTTTGTATGGCACTGTCTTGGCAATGTCATAACGGTAGTTAGATTTACCTGTGATCCAAGCTAGATAATGATCAGCCTTGAGATTCACATAGATAAAGTCTTCTAACCACTCCGTTAATCTAGCCTTAGCGATGCCGACTGGATCATCTTCCGTACTGAATCCGATACGATAGACTAAAAAGTCAGCATCCACTAATGCAATCTTAGGCTCCTTGTTACAGGATGTCTGAGTCATCATCACCTTCAGCGTCACCGCCATAGACAACCAAGTCAGTTACGATGATCTTGCTAATGCTTGGGGCAGCGCCGAACTTAGCTGACATCTTGTGGCGATAGGAACCAACCAAGGCTGTAACCTTAGTGCCGTTACCAATCTTTGCAATGTCAATGGCGTTGCCTTCAGCGTCCATAGGCTCGAACAGGAACTTGGACTTACCAACAATGTAATTGCCCATTGTATCTTTGTTCTTGATGACAATACCTTGTTCCTTCAAAGCCTCGCAAGCTTTATCAGAGAGCATACCGATTGTACACTCATACTTGGTGTTGTCTTCGTTGAACTTGGTGTTGAATTCCTTCATCCAGTTAGCCCAGAAGAGTTGACCTGCGATTTTGACTGGTTTATTGTCCATTTGAATTTCCTTTAAATGTTATGAAAGTTCCTGCTTACTATACTACAGGGACACTGCCCTCTGGTACTCCCAGAGCTTACCTTCCGCTACGCAGTTGGTGTGTCAGATCAAGCTGATTGGTGCGAGTGAAGGGCTTCGATCCCTCAATCCTTTCGGCGGCAGATTTTAAGTCTGCTGTGTATACCAGTTCCACCACACTCGCTTAAGTCTTATACGCTTTTCAAGTCAGCAGCCTGAGCCTCTTCCTCTGCTTTGAACTGTTCCACTAGCTTCTGCTGCAAAGGGAATGCACCGGACTCTGTAGGAAGTTGTCCGATAACACGGATGATGAAAGCTGCTTCGTTAGCATCGAGATTAAAATTGATCATAAGATTCCTTTCAGTTAATACCTATTTCAACATAGGTCATGTGTAAATTATACACGACTTATAAAGATGTGTCGAGACATTTCGACAAATATTCATAAATTTTCTTGTGTTCCTCAGCGGTTCCGTCGTTCTTGATCCTGTTAGCTCGCCATGAGCATACTATAACATTACCTTTGACGTAACCTTTAGAGCTGTCAACTCGGTCAAATGATACAGAATTTTCTTGGGCTCTCTCAGCAAAGTAATCCAGTTCCATGCCAAGCATAGGACAATGAGTAGGGAAAGTTAAATCTCCAAACTCAACTGTCCATTCATGGTCGTAGTTGTTAGCCTTCTTGTTCCTAAACTTTTCACGCATCTGCTGATACACAGCTTCTTTACGTGTTTCAGGATCTAAAAAGTCATTACCCCACTTCAATGCCATCCTATCAGTCCATTGTTTTGTTCTCTCCTCACGTATCTGTCTAGCGTTAGTGACTCCATGCTTCTTCATAATCTGATGAATACGTTGTTTAGTCACCTTGCCATCCAAAGCACGAACAATGTCTGTAGTCCTCACGTTATTACGCGCAAGTTCTACTATCTTATCATGATCTTCAACAGTAAGTTTAGTTCTGAAGTCTTTCAATGTGTTTCTCTCCAGTTTCTACCAATCTTGTACTCACCATCCAGAGGACAGCGTAGCTTGTACGCTTCTCCTGCCTCAATTATACTCTGTTTAAAGGCTTTACCAACCTCTTCAGCAATATCTTTAGGGCATTCTAGCTGCGCTTCATCGTGGACATTGACAACATACTTGATAGGCCATTTATTAGCCTTGCGTTTGTTGTCAAAGATCACGAGAGCCTTCTTCATCACGATGGCTCCTGCACCTTGGAGTAACGAATTGAGGGCACTGTGCTCTGACCGAACCCAAATACGTCTCCCATCAAGTCCGGGAACCCATCCTTTTGATGCTTGCTTTTTGACTCTTTCGATGAGCTTTGCAAGGGATGGTGTTTGTTCGAGGAACTTGGCTTTGAGCTTTGTTCCATCTCTTGCACTGCCTCCCACAATGCTACCAATCTTTGCATCTCCCGCGCCATAGAGGAAGGCGTAGATAAAAGTCTTTGCATTATCTCTAGAAGCGAGTCCTGCTGCTCTTTGGTTAACTGTATGAACATCCGTTCCATCTTTAGATGATCCCTCACAGACAGTTCTGACATAATCTTCATCCTTCATATAGTGAGCCAACATACGAAGCTCCAGACCTGAAGCATCGCAACCTACCAACACATTACCTTCTTCAACAGTCCAGCACTCACGGCACTCAGGGCCATAGATGCTACCTGCATTGGGGATCTGAGCCATGTTAGGGCTACTGTGTGTCATTCGTCCTGTAACAGCACCGTTGGTAATTACCTTACCATGTACTCTACCGTCTTTACCTACAGCTTCCAACCAAGATTCAATCTGACTTATACGCTTATTCAGCATCAAGTACTCAGCAATGACCTGAGCCTCCGGTATCTTAACACCTGCAAGCACAGTCTCATCAATCTTAGGGATACCTGTCTCTGTAAACTCTTTAGGTTTCCACCCAAGTTCCTTCAGTCGTTCTCCGATCTGTTGTCTACTTCCGGGATTGAAAGTAACCACGCTGTCCTTGAGTCGCTTTCCTGTTTTGTCAGAGACTCGTTCAACAGTGACAGGAGGCCATCTCTGTTGCATTCGCTCATATATTCCTGCCACTTTTGACTTGATGTCAGCAAGTAAGCAGGTTGTGTGAATTTGATCAAGTTTGAACCCATTCCTTTCTTGTTGAGCAATTATCGCCGCAACACTTTGTTCAAGTTCCAAAGACTCCAAGCTAAACTGTTTCTCATTAAAGTCATTGTACAGTTTAAGATACAGTTTAGCAGTAACCTCAACATCCCTAACACAGTAATCGACAAGAAGGTTATCAATAGGATTGTCAAAACACTCACCTTTGTACTCCTCTTTCCTGTCCATCATCCACTGCCACACAGCAGAATAATCAATCTTGTGAAAGCCTAGCGACTGTCCCCATGCTTCGAGTGTGTGTCCGTTCTCTCTGCTCGGGTCGAGAAGCCTGCTTACTATCAATGTATCGTACACTTGATTCAAACGAATCTTCGTCTTCCATAAGCGATTCAATACTGGTGCATCGAAACCTATGCCGTTGTGCATGACTATCAACGATGCGTCCTTTAAAAACTCCGGCAGGTTGCTTGCTACTGTCCATTTGCGTACTTCTCCAGTGTCAATGTCTTTAGTCACTACAAGGTGGATCTTGTCGTGTGCTAGGTTTGTTTCGCAATCCAGTACGATCCGCATAATCGTGTTCTTCCATTTTCCAGTAATAAGGGCATCCATCCATCTGATAAGGAGGCGTTACAAAGTAAGATTGTCGGTACTCATTTGGAAAGGCTGTGTGTCGATAGCACGTATGCTTTTGAGGGCACTTACCTCCCTCGCACATTGAAATGTCAGGCATCGTCTTCTTCCTCAAATTCTGAAATAACTATATTGCGATCTTTACCTTCTTGAGCGCACTTGATTAAATAATCTGCTACCCAGATAATGGATCGCATATCCGCTTCTCCGTTTTCTCGCATATTTTGCGCTCGTTGCTGAATCAAGAGGAGAACGTCAATAGCCGTTAGTTGTTTCATTTTATTTCCTTTAGTTAAGCTTAAAAGTGAACTACTCAAATTATTTCAAATTCAACCACAATCCAATCTGAGCAAAGGCATACCCTGTCCAGATCATCCCGTTAGAGATTTCTCCCTTGCTCCATTGTAGCACACCTACGATCAGGTATCCTACTCCGGTAGCTCCTACGATTAAGTGCTCAACGCTCATCATTGTCATCATCCTTTAGCGTTTCTTCTTCGGGTACTTCTTCCTTAGGCACATCCTTCTGAAAGATAGCATCCCATCGGTTTGCATAGTCTTCATTACTTACCTGCCTTGGTCGGCTTGTTGAGCCTTTGCCTCCGTGCCATGCTGTCATAATGCTTCCTCCTCAGCTTCAACCATACGTCCAGTATAGCTGTTGTATTGTAGCTTACAAGCAGGGCCAGTCTCGCCATTATAACGATTCTTTGCCACTGCTACTTTAGTCAAGTGCCTATCACTCTCGTTCTCAGCCATACTATTACGCTCCAACGTGATCACAGCATCACTCAACTGTGCGATGGCTCCAGAGCCTCGCAACTGAGACAAAGACACACTACCACCATCCTCGTGGCCTTGGTTGCCTTGTGGTCGTTTCAAGTGACTCACACAGATCAAGGTGATGTTCAGCTCCTGTACCAGTGTACGTAGCTTGGTCATCATGTTGTCAATAGCTTTACGC